TCGGCATCGTTCCTTCGGATCAAAGTCGTCTCCTCAGCGAAGGCGAAGTTGCCGCCGCTGTCGGAGTCGACCGCGTTCTCGTTGGCCGCGCACCAAAGAACACTGCCGCTAAGGGGCAGACCTATGCCGGTGGATTCATCTGGTCGAACACCTATATGGCACTTGCCACAACCTCCGGCGGAGATTTCTCCGGCGGTGGATTCGGTCGCACGATTGTATGGGCCGCAGACAGTCCCGTACCTTTCGTTTCCGAAACCTACCGTGACGAAGCTCGCCGCGCTAATGTTCTCCGCGTTCGCCAGAACTCGGCTGAGAAAGTTATCGACGGATCGAGCATCATCCGCATCACCACGGGGTTCGCATAAGAATCCCCAAGCAGTCAGCATCGAAGAAGCCACCTCGAAAGGGGTGGCTTTTTTGCGTTGACACGATATCCTTTTTGTAAACATGAAACAAAAAATGAAGCTAGTCGCAGGGCTTATCTGCGGCAACGAAGAGCCGCGCATCGCTCGATGCGTGAAATCACTCAAGCAAATATGCGACGAGATTGTTGTCGTACGAGCAATCGGCGCACTCGCACCGGATCGCACGCTCGACATCGCCAGGGAACTAGGTTGCCACGTTGACGAGTATTTAAATTCTCCGTTGGTCGCAGATTGGGAGCATCTCGACAACTTCGGCGAAGCCAGGAACAAAGCATTTGCGAAAGCATACGAGCTAGCCGGAAAAGAAGGATGGGTAATGTGGGCTGACTGCGACGATATTATTGAGCCGCACATGGTCGCGCCTACGCTTGCCGCACTTGAAGAATGTCCACCAGAACAAGATTGGATATTGACCGACTACGTTATTCCAGAACAAGGGAAACGCGCACCACGCGAGCGTTTCTTTCGCTTCAAAACGGCATGGTGGCATCGGCCTGTGCACGAAAACGCGCAGCCTACGAAAGACGTGGCGGTCTGTATGCGCCGCGACCTGGAGATTGTCCACGCACCGCCAATCGGGCAACGCAACAGCAGTGAGCGCAACCGCAGAATCTTGATGCACCAAGACCGCATGACTTCGCATTTCAAATTCTATTTGCACTACGAGAACTTCATTGCCGGGAAAAAGGAACTCGCCGCAAAATACGGCTCCGAGGCATTGGCGTTAAGCGATCTCGACGGCGTGAACCGCTACGAAATCCTTTTAAACTGTGCCAACATTACGAGCGGAGAAACATCGCTCAACCTTGCACGCAAGGCCAAGGCACTTGAGCCAAAGCGGCGCGAAGCCTACGGACTTGAGGCAAGCATTCTTCTTGACGACAAAAAATATCAAGATGCGCTAAAAGTCGTAGAAGAAATGCTCGAAGTGCCGACGCCTACGTTTCCGCAATGGACGCACCGCAAGGAGTGGTATGGGTGGAAGGGAGATCAACTTTATGCCTGGGTTCTTCGCTTGCTCGGACGCAACGAAGACGCCGAAGAGATCGAGCGCGAGACGCTGGCAGGATCGAGCAAGCCCAAAATCTCGCTCGTCCACGCAACGCGAGGAAGGCCGGTAGAGGCCGTTCAATGTATGACGTTGTGGTTGTCACGCGCAACGCACCCAGAGCGCGTGGAGCATATCTTTGCGGTCGATCACGACGACACTACGGCTGACGTTCTCAAACGCTTCCGATCCGTTACGCAAAAAGACCAAGGGTATTCAGTAGGGGCGTGGAACTTGGGAGCCGCGCAAGCGACCGGCGACATCATCATTCAACTCTCGGATGACTGGGAATGTCCTCCAGGGTGGGACGAAATGATAGAAAAGCGTCTCGACATCTCAAAACCGCAGGTGCTTCGGATCTGGGACGGATATAGAAAAGACGAATTACTATGTATGGCAATCTTAACGTGTAAATATTATGAGCAAAATGGACTATTTAACCCAAGATTCCGAAACGTCTACAGCGACACCGACTTCACCTTTCGTGCCGCGAAAAATGGGGCGATTGTGGACGCTCGTGATATTAGCATCGTTCATCACCACCCGTTTTTTGAAGAGCGTCCGCTCGATGCGACATATCAGCGCGGCAACGATCCTGCGGAGTATGCGCGAGCAAAGGAAATATTCGACGAACTCCACCCGAAATGAGTGACCGACCAACACCAGAGACGGAACAAGTTAAAGCTGCGATGCACGCCAACTGGAATGACCTGCTTAACCATGCTCGCAAGCTAGAGCGCGAGCGCGACGAGGCGCGGGAGGAACTTTACGACATCCGGATAAATTTAGGCGACGACGCTGAGGGGTACACGCTGCTCCATGCCGTTTGTGTCATGCAGAATGAGCGAGACGATGTAATGGAGAAATACGCAACGGAGGCAACCGAGCATATGCTGGCCATCAACAAACTTTGCAACGAGCGTGACGAGGCGCGGGAGGAAGCGCATCGGTTTCGGTCATTGCATTACAGCCACCTCGGAATTAACGGGAGCGCAAGTTGGTTTCCGTGGGAGGCAAAATGAATAAAGATGTCACGTTGATCGTCTTTGAAGGACTGAAATCAAGACACGAACAAAGCGGGAAGCTATTCAAACACCTTTGCGGTCTGGGTGGATTTGGCGACGCCGTTTATATCGCTGAGGACTGCAACTACCAACAAGCGATGCACTGGGAGCTAGGCCGCTTCGCGGACTATATCGACACTTCGCACACGCTCATTTGCACGCATGACGGTTTCATTTCCAATCCGAATCTGTGGCAGGACGCATGGCTTGAATACGACATGATTGGCGCACCGTGGCCTGCGTCTTGGAACGTAGGTCATCGCGTGGGCAACACAGGATTCACGCTCCAAAGCCAGAAATTTTTGGAGATGGCAGCGAAGGCGGAGCCGCTCTGGAAGGGCGAGGCAGGAGATGTCTTCCTGTGTCGCACGATGGAGAATGAATTTAAAAGCAACGGCATCAAATACGCGCCGGTAGAGATTGCAGCGGCGTTCTCGTGGGAGCATTACATCGAGGAAAACACGGCAGGCGCGGATCGCTCATTCGGATTTCACGGATGGGTCGCAGGGAAAACGCGGGAGCAATACTATACGTTTTGAACATATTAATTATTTATCATTTACGACTCGGAGACATCGCGCGGTGCTTGCCGATAGCGAAGCACTTCGCAGATCAGGGGCACGATGTGATGTTTGAATGCCTGCCGGAGTATCACGGCCTTTTCGAGATGGTTGACTACTGCAAGCCGATCTATCCGCAAGCAGACCACAGCGGATTTGACCGCATCATCAACATTCAAATTTGGCCCGACTTGCACGAAGATTTTTGTGCGAGTCCACTAGGCTGGAGCGATTATGTTTACGGACTTTTCCCGGAAGGCAAGGACATCGACAGGCAGATCGTTCTAAACTCGCCTGCAATAGTCACGCCGCCCGAACTGCGGTCGTGGGTTCTTTGTTTTCCAACCGGATACTCGCAGGATAAAAAGATCGAGCCGCGCGATGTTATGGCAGTCGCTCACCATGTGGCTAACGGACGGCCTGTGCTTTGCGCTGGCAAAGCCGCCCACGGCATGGCTGAGTTCGACAGCATAGAATATATGTGCGCGTATATTCGGGACGCTAACGAGGTCGTTACGATCAACACCAGCACGAGCATTCTAGCATCGGCACTCCGCAAAAGCTGGGTTCACATTTCAGATAGCCCGAAGCACGATTTCACGCATCCGAATCAGCGACGTATCGAGCGCAAGTTTTGACGCATTCCCCACTTTGTGGGAATGCTTGACATATTTACTTCGGATCTGGCCGCGATACTGGACGAGCTGCCGGTCGTCGTTACGTTCGGAGATGCAACCTTCGTTGCCAACCGAACAACATACCGCCGCGACAATAGCCTGGCGGATGGCGGATTCATGAACTCAGCATCCATGACGATCACCGCGATCTATTCTGCTGTCGTGCAGACCATTTCTCTAGGCGACATCGTCACGGTCGGAGGAACGCGATTGCGCGTTACAGCCGCAGACCTAGCACAGGACGCCGTCAGCGTAGATTTCACGCTAGAGGACATAAATAAATGATCACCGACGCCACATACACTTTAACTCTTGAGAAGGCACTAACCGATACCTTCGTTCTTGCTCTCCAGCAAGAGATGCAGAGCGCCCTTGTGGTGACCGCAGCGGAGAACTTTGGCACGATGACATTGCCAGCGTGCTTCGTTAAATGCACTCGCCAGCGCGAGAGCATTATCGACTCCGCAATTTTCCAGTTCAGCGTGGATATCGCGTTGATCGTTCAAGCCGACGACATGGATCAAATGGCAATGGAAAACTTGTGGTCACAAGTTCTGTGCGTCTCGCACGACATCACCGGACTCAAGACCAAGCTGAACGCAGTCCGTCCGCAATACGCTTTCGTCTTCGGCATCCTTCGGGACGGGCCAGTTTCGCTTTCTTCAAACGAACGGCACTTTGAACGCTCCGTCACGATCACAGTGCACGCCGCGCTTTTCGCAAGTTGACAATTTGGGCAAGATATGCCCGCAACCGTAATTACCTCAAGTGTCGCCTCAGGCGTCGAATTCGGCCTACTCCAGGAGACAGGTCTTCTACTCAACTCATTTTCACGCTCGGTTCAGAGCGACAAAGCAACTGTCATGGACGCGCTCGGCGATACCGTTGCCGTAGCGTATTTTAATAAGAGCGCAACGATCTCGCTTGATGGCGTTGTGAACGGCGGCGTCGCTTACGAACTCGCCAACATCTTAACGCTTGCCAACGACACGACCTCCTACGGCGTTTCTGGCG